AGGAACATTAGCCCTAACACCTAAAGCATCTATCTCTAATACTGGATCTAAATCGCCCGATATATCTACTGTTACATCTGTAATCGGATTACCGCTAACAGAGCCATCAGCAACGTGAAATTTTATAGTTCCTCGCTCTTGTGCATCTGCAACACCTGTAGCCTCACAATACATACCACCAAAAAAAGACTTTTCACCACCTGCATCATTACCATAGAATCTAACAGAGCCTAGCTCATCGTTAGGGCTAGCTGCTCCACCATTTCTATATAAAGAAATAACAGGCTTTTCTGTAGCGTTATCGGTCGTACTAACAAGCTCCATAAAATCATTATTAACAATTAAAACACCATTAACAGTTGTAGCGCCTGTAGTTAATCCGGTTAACGTGCCTACAGAAGTAATCTGAGTCTGAGCAGCATCTACATTAAAAGTAGTGCCGTCTAAAGTTAAGCCAGTACCGCCTGTATAAGTAGTGTTTGTGTCGGTAGCAGATATTGTGCCGTTACCTGCAATGGATATGTTAGTACCAGCAGTAAGAGCCGCTACAACATTGGTAGAATCTGTTACGTCTGCACCAGCCTCTATACCATTTAATTTTGTATGATCATCGTCAGTGAAGTTATTTCGCGATAGCTCACCGTCCTGCACTGAGTAGGTAGTGTTTGTGTCTGTAGCAGATATAGTTCCGTTACCTGCAATGGATATGTTAGTCCCTGCGGTTAAGGCAGCAACTACGTTAGCGGTATCTGTTACGTCTGCGGACGCTTCTATTTCGTTTAGTTTATCGTGGTCATCGTTAGTGAAATTATTCTGTGATAGTTCGCCATCTTGTACTGAGTAAGTGGTGTTGGTATCTGTAGATGATATGGTGCCGTCACCAGCTATAGTTATGTTTGTACCAGCAGTCAATGCAGCAACTACGTTTGCAGTATCCGTCACATCTGCACCAGCTTCGATAGCGTCTAATAATATACCGTCCGCTGCTATATCACGACCATCTACAGTCCCGCTAACAGTTACCGCACCTGTTACGTCTATGCCTGTAGCTGTCTCGGTTAACTTGGCGCTATCTATCCACTTACTAGAAGCATTGTCGTATTTGAGTACAGAGCCGTCAGCAGGGCTAGTTAAATTAACGTCACTCATCTCAGCTAAAGTATCAGACGCTTCTACGTCTGACAGCTTCGCTATTACATGGCCACCTTTAAGAGAGCCATCGTGTACACGAAGAGTATCGTCAGTTGTATCGACAGTTATTTCACCGACCGCACCAGTAAATCCTGCACCATCGTCGTGTTGCGCTTTTGTTCCGCGTCTTTGCTGTATTACAGTAGCCATAGTATTCTCTTAAAAAGTATCTGGTATATTTGTCATGACAAAAAATGTTCTAACTAGATCATAGTTACCTACATCGTGATTAGGCGCATCTCCAAGAGGGTTATTAACATAAATAAATAAATATCCAGTCCCTATAGGGTGGGTTGTTTGTGTATCTGTAGTAACAAGCTCAATACTAATACGGTCTTTTGGTGCTAATGTTATTTGCACATTTATCTCAACGGTACCTGTAGAGGCTGCACCTATATGAGTTTGAGAGCCATTCTTTAGTATTCTTACCTGTGATTTAGAGCTATCACTCCCTACCGATACTGCGTGTACATAATAGGTGCCAGCTCTTGCTGCATAAAACTCACTACTTAAAGCCCCAAAAATACTATCATTAACACCATTTCTTGTTAACTTTGATGTAAAAATTCGGTGATCTTTACTTATAGCTGAGGTTGCTGGTGGCAAAGCTGCGGCCTGTATTTTAGGCGCGTCAAACTCGCCTAGCTCAATAGATAGCTGATTGCCTTTTAAGGTTTGCATTAATTGCTGGCTTAATGGTGCGCCTACCGCTGTTTCGCTTGCACTAATTTCTCTAAATGACATTATATATAAATATCCTGTGCTGCTTGGCCGCCTTGGTATTCTAAAATATCATTATCTACAAAAGCCTTTACACCACCGTAAACGTGGCTATCACTTATCGGGTTATCAATATAAACATATAAATAACATATCCTCTGGCCGCCTTGATTATCGACTTCTGGCCTATGGTTCATCTGCACTAGGTCATTATATTCTAGCTCCAAAATATCCCAATTATTCCAAGTCGCTACCGGCACGCTTTGCTCACTAGATTTATATTCTAATCTAACCTCTCCATTTACGACAATTTGGATAATAGACCTATCAGTAAGAGTTGGAAAGCCACCACCAGCTCTCATAATAGAATGAAAAGAATAGAAGCCTCTACGATTTATTATAAAGGGTGCGCCATCTACAATAAACGGGCGACTTTTTGTGTATATTTCTCGATAGTAAACTAGCCTATCTTTACTTTCGCTGGTAGCGGTTGCATAGTTTACTTGATTTTCTTGATACCTACGGTCGCCACTTGTACCCGTGTGAAAAGATAAAGGGTTTTCCCTTAGCTTATTAAATAGCTGTGCTGTGATTGGCTGATCGATAGCCACTTCGGTATTTTCTATTTTTTTATAAGTTGTCATATAACGCTACCATGATGCACAAAAGTATCGACGTACAGCCCAAATCTATGGACTGTTGCAGAGTCTCTGAAATACCTAGATTGGTTATTAACATTAGCAAACTCAAAAAACTGCTGACTTTGATAGATAGTTGCAACCACTTGGCCGTAATGCCAAGTGCTGCCTGTATTAGTCCCAAATAAACGTAGTTGAACATTCTGTCCCGCAGCTATTGTGACATCAACAAACTTTACAACATCATTACCAGAAGTAGCTAATGTAGTAGTCAGTTTTAAAACACCATTAACATACAACTTAGCACCTACTTGCTCTGAGGTTTTACCCGCTAAAACTTTTATTGTGTATGTTCCAGCTCTTTTTACGGTATAGTTTTGTGAGTCTAAAGCTGTAGGGTTATTTTCTCCATAATTTGAGCCGGTTTCCCCATTAATTACTACTAACTGCGCTAAAACTCTATCCTTATTTCCAGCAGACGGCCCTGTAACAGTGCCTGACGCTATAGGTGTAGAGTTTTGCCATGAGGCATCTGGAATTTTAGGAGCGCCAGAGCCTCCCTCTACCAAAGCTATACAATTATTAGCTACTGCCGTAACTAATTCTGTATCGCAAGGTGCGTCTACACTCACCTCGCTATTTGCAATTGCTCTATAAGTCGCCATTATTTAAGATACCACATAAGATTCTTGCCCACCGCTAAATCTCGCTCTTTTAGTACTTCTTACGTTTAAGCCGCTGCCTGAGCTACTTGAACCGCTCAAAATCTCAGTCGCCCCATATCCATCATGCACAATGCTAGGAACTACGCCACTAGCTGCGTTAGAAGTCACGCCAGTGATTTGCGTAACTCTACCAGAGGATTGACTATAAGTAACAGCTAAATTTCTACTACCTGCAACTGCGCCAGTTTGGCTTTCGTCAGGCTTAAACTCTATTGACTGATTACTTTGGAAATTATTACCTTGATCTAATATATCTAGCGAAATACGATTACCATCAGATAAATATGCGTTAGACTGCCTATCGCCTGTATATGGGCTTGCATTTGTACCATCGCCTCCTCCAGCACTAAACGGAGCTACATCATTAGGCGCTATACCTGCCGCGACTCCTAAAGCAAATCTAAACTGTTTAGCTACCACTTCAAACTCTAGCTTTTTAGTATCAAACTTAACAGAAAGGCATTGCATTTCTATAGTATTTATATTACCAAAATTGTCTACTATATCTGCTGTGGATAAGTAAAAATGGTCGCCAGTCTTTATATTTATATTGCTTGCATCTAATCTAAACCTAACCGTTTTAGGCGTCTCTTTAAATCTTGCAAGTAACCTCTGAGATACGCTTGTCGCCGTCGATATATCTTGTATACCGTAACCATATATAGTTTTGCTAGACTCTTTACCATACTCAATTGGTAACTCGCCATCTGAATCTATAGCGATAAAAAGCTGCCTATAATTTTTAGGTGCCGTTCTACCTTTCGTATGATTCCTAATATTAAAATAATAATAGACTCGTGAAATTCTTTCCTTTTCAGAAACTTCCACCTGCATACTATTTTCTATAATTATTTCATCTGTTACAGAAGTGATTTTTGTGCCGTCAAGCACTGGCGTTTCCGCTTTCATAACTATTTGACCGGAAAGGTCATCATAAAAAAAGTTTACGCCAGTCATAGTGCCTAGCTCGGACAACTGACTATTAATTTCTGACGGCTCTGAAAATATAGCATCTACCCTATAAGCACTTAGCCAGTCAGCTTTTTCGCTTGCCCATGAGTTAGGGCCGCCTAAAGTATTATTAATAAGGCTTGGCGATATACCCGCCTGATTAACTAGCAAGTCATATGCCACGTCATTTATAGTATAAACGTCACCGCTACCATTATAATCCCCATAAGAAATACACTTTTGCACAACTTCGCCAGCGTCATAGGTCTCACCAGATATTAAAGCCTTTGTTCCCCATGCGCCGCGACCACCACTATGTAGAGACATTGTAGCTGCGTCTTCGGCCCTAGTGTACGCCATTATTTCTTCTTCTATTCGGACATATCCAGAGGTCCCAAAATAACTTTGTAATTGTGCAGCAGTTGCATCGAGAGTATCAATTTTTAATACTGTAGCACTAGACGTACCATGCCCTAAATCAACTTTTAGAGAAAATTTAGACGGTTGCGGAACTTTTGCTTTAAGGTCATCCGCTAGGCTCATTGGGTCTTTGCATTTAACTGTAAGTATGTCGTTTTTTAACTGCATACTATCTATTAAATAGCTACGCTTACCGTCTGCAATTTGCGCTACGCCATTATGATCTATGTACCCGTCATACACCTCTATCGGCCTATGCAGATAATGCGGGTTTCTTTGTATTAGCTTAGTGAAAAAACTTCCGTTCCTATCAGAAGAAATAACACGCGTTCTAAAATACTTATCAGCAGTTGCACCATTAGAGAAAAAATCTCTTAACTTAATTGTAACGGACGCCCTAACGGATACGCCTTTAGTTGGTTTAATTTCTACCGGCGCACTTGTTACAGATATTAAACACTGATTTATATTAGTAATTTGGCCAGTTAAACTTGGCCCGACCTCTCCAGTAAAGTTATAAACTTTACGACCAGCAGAACTAACTCTGTAATTGTCTAAATCTTGGCAGGTAAATCTCGTATTAAAACAGGCAGATGATATATCCCCCGAAGCTGTGCAAGTAGATGGAAAGGCACTGCTAGCAAACGTGTTATCGCAAAAATCTAGGTACATTTTGACTATCTGTACAGGCTCTCTCGGCGATAACTTGTGTGCGCCATTAAAAGGCTCTGGCGTTTCTGGTGGAGAATTTTTATAGAGGTGTCCGTCAGGTAATGTATCTAACTTGTATTTATGCTCTAAATAACCGTATACGCGGCCTAGATTATCTCCTAAAGGCTTATTGAATATTAAAACTTCATATACGCCGCCATTACTACTTGAGTTAAACGCGCCAACATTTTCACCATTCATTACTCGCCAAGTATATGCGGCGGGCAAATTAGCGGCTATTAAGTTTTGGCCGCTTGTAACGGCATCTCTACCAAACTCATTTGTTTCGCTCTCGCTAAGGCTATAATGAAATATATGCGGTACGTTACTATCTATATTTACACTGGCCGTTATATCCTGCCCGTTACTGCCTGTATAAGTCATACCGGCATCGACTTTACCGGCTACGCTATCATCACTTAAAAAGGTTGCGCCAGCATTCGCGCTGCTAGAATCATCTAATGAGAGCATAGATACTCCCACGTTACGTGTGCGCGGAGTACATACGAAAAAAATCTCTAAATGTGAAATGCTCTCCGTGAGCGCGGCACTTTGCCAGTGGTCAAACGTGCTAGTCGCGCCGTGATAAAACCCACCAACATTATTAACCGCAGATACCGTAAAAATCGCATTAGTGCTTCCGCTATTACTATCAGTAACTTCTACTAACCTATCACCAACACTGTACCCATAAGACGGGCCAATAGAATTAACCGAAGTAACAGCGCCGCCAGATACAGTTAGATTTACATAGACAGGACTTCTACCTGCGCCGGTGGTTACCTGTAGCTTAAACTCTATTTTCTCGCCATCTGTATACCCTGAGCCACCTGTAAAGTTTAAAGATACAATTTGCTTCTGCATATACTGCGGATTGTTGTACGCAGGGAAAGGAACTGTAAAGTTAATTCCGTTTTTACTTTTATCCATCCACTCATTGACAATTTTGCCAGAATCGGGCACACCACTACCATCATTATTGGCAGGGTCTTGTCCATCTAGCCACAGATAGACGTCATTATATATGTCATATGGTGTAAAAAGTTTTGTCATTCCAGATAACCTTTTGCATCTATTTTCCAATCTATGAGTGTTGGGCTTTTGTATCTTGGCTGCTTTATAACTCCATCTATAGAGCAATACCAGACTCTATCCTGCCCACTATTTTGCTCTGTAGTTCCGAATTGCTCATTGTCATTATACATGAAAAAAAACGGGAATTCGGCAATACTATACATAAGGCTTCTAGCAAAACCCCAACCGTATTGCCTTGTGTAGTCCTTGCTTACCATTTTTTCTTCTGTGAAATTTATCAAATTTATTTTAAGTTTTTGCGGAACTTTTTTAATTACAGATGGTAGATTACGGCCTTGGTTATTTCTTTTTACTATAGATTCGATTGGCTGAAAAGTAGGCGGAACAAAAGGTGCGGCTAAATTTACGTCCTCAGATATCCATAAACCCATAGACATAATTGAAATGTATGAATCCGCATCCCAATTAAGCGTAGTTATTCTTACCATTGCAACTCTTTTTTGAACGCCTTTAACTGCAAAAGGTTTACGCAGGTTATCGGGCGGGTAATGTATTCCGGTGTCGGTGAATGTGTTCCATTCCTCGGGGTCGGGGTCGAGAGTGTGTGTTACTTCTACTTTTATTCCTTGGTTCCATCGTAGATTGTGCCCATATATACCAAAACCATTGAGTTGCGCATCATATCTATACGGCCACCCGATAGTCGTCGAGGCTTGACCTTGCTTAACGTCTATTTTAAAGCAGGTGCCTACATTCTCATCAAATAAATTTAAAATACCGCAATCAGTAGCAGCGCCTCCAGATTCATGATTAACAGTAAAGGTATTTGGCGTGAAGTATTGACTTCTAAAAAGCCTATTATTATAAAGAATAGCGGCAGCCATTATTCGTATCCCCGACGAAGTAAAATCATGAAAAGTAACCTAGCGCACTAATTGACCAACTTAAACTGCTTGCACTTACAAATCTTGGCATATTAGAGGTTTTATAAGGCACACAATAAGTTATTTTTGCAGTTACGCCAACATCACCACCGAACGTGCCAAATGTTAAATCTGAGGCCTGCCCTAGCTCATGCATTACAAAAAAAGGGTATCTTGCAGTGTAATGCCCTAGATACTCTATTAAAGGAAATAATCTCGTATCACCGTTAATTGTTTGTTTTAATTCCGCGTCAAAATTATCTTTTTCAAAAATATCAGTACGGTAAAGATCATCTAAATTTATTTCACCAAACTGTAGCTTTATTTTTTCACCTACAGTACGCACATTAGAGCGTAAGTAGGCCGCTTTCGGGCCGCGCTTCATAGCGTTCTCGGTTGCTTGTAAAGCAGGAACATTAAATGGTAGTTGCAAATTTAGTTGCGTTCTAACCCACATACCAAAAGCTATGCACTCAATGCGCTCATTCTCGATGTTACTAAACTCAATCCTTAAAGTTTTAACGGTGACATGCTCACCCTCCCTGAAAGCCGCTCCAAAAGGGCCACCGCCATTATCTTTTGGCTTATAAGGGGCGAATTCTCCGTAATCAAATGTTGAGCGTGCGGGGTCAGGGTTACTAGAGTTAATCTCAGGAAACGCAACAAATCCATTACTAGCCTCATCATAACTTATGTCTAACCTAGGGGCGCCAGAATAACCGTAAACTACGAAGCCATTCATCACTACAGCGGTAGGAAAGGTGATAGTTATGATTGGATTATTGTCCGAGCTTTTAAAATATGTGCTGGAATTACCATCTATACATTTATCAAATTCGTGGCCAACTATAACGCCACTATCTTGTGTAATCGTTATTTTATTATCGGCTCGATAATAGCCGTGGTGTAGTTTATCTTCTGCTAATATTAGTGCGCTCATTAAGTGCCTACCAGTGCATTAATCTGCAAACCATCTTCTGTCGCTTCATTAATAGCTTCTATAATTCTACGCGCCCCACTCGGGTCAATAGAGCCATCTACAGTAACATTTACCACGCTCGCTGCACCTACCTCTTCTCCATCTTCACTTGCTACTTGCAGTGGAGCTATATCTGCTGCGCTTGACGCTGCAACACCGCCACCACCGCCGCCAGCACTTGGCATAGAGGGCTTACCTACCGAACCACCTGCACCGCTTTTATCAAACTTAGTCGCCGCTATAGCTTTGACATTAGCGGCTCCCGCTGCAACTGCCACCCCTGCCGCCGCGATTCCTAGAGCCGGCCCAACGATGGGGATACCTGCTAATGAGTTATAGGCACCCATTGCGGCCGAGTAAGTATTTTGTATCGCCTCAGCCATCTTTAAACCTTTTTGTAGTTTAAAGGCTTTCTCACTATTTTGAGCCGCATGAGCAAGTATATCGCCAGCAATACCTACACCTAGTTTAAGTTTTTGCTTTCCTGTCAATTTAGTTAAATCTAAATCAGATTTGGCAGCTTTTTTGAGGAACTTTTCTGTAGCTTTCCCATTATTAACTTCATCTAAAAAGCTAGTTTTATCTAGCGTTTTCTTTATGTCGTTTCTCTCTTCTTTTTTCTCTACCTCTAACTCAGCAATTTTTTCAGCCTTATCAATCTCTTGCTGTATGAGGTTATCAAAGTGTAACTGCTGCGCCTCTTCTTTAAGTAAAAACTGTTCTTGTAAAACCTCTAGCTCTGTTTGCTGCCGGCCTAACTTCCACGCTTCAAACTCAGCCTCAATACTTTTTGTTCTATCAATTTCTTCTTGCCTTGCTACATCTGCGGAACTCATGCCCTCTGGGGCCATAGGTATGGAAGTTTCACCAGTATTAGCTACGCCGTCCATCATACTAAATGGCGCGTCACTACCTACCATAGAACCCACGCCCATAATATCGGACACTGTACCTACAGACTCGCCTTTTAACTCTCTTAACTTAGATGTAAGGTCAGCCAAGTTATTTTTTGCGTCTATAAATATGCTTCTGTTTTCATTCATACCGTTAGCGATCATGCCAGCGATTCGATCATTAGCCTGTACTATACGCTTCTCAGTATCAGCTATTGCCTCAATATCTGTTGAGGTAATGTTTTTAATAAATGCGGTAAAAGCGTCAGTGCTTAAACCAATAAGGGACGCTTTAATCCTAGCAAAAGTAGTAGCTAGATTAGCCATCCCTTTTTGAAAGTCTGGGTCAGATATAGCGGCTGCTAAGTCATTATTTGATTTTGAGAATACATCATTAGCACCACTTAACTCACCAGACGCTATAGCAAGATTACCATAAGCCTGTTCTAGGTTAGAGATAGAGCCTTTGAGGGTCTTGGTTTGCTCTATAGCAGCGCCAGCAAATACAGTGTTACCTATATTTTCTAGGTACTCGGAAACCTCACTTGCACTCTTATTTATCTCAGTAGTTACACCTCTAAAGGTGAACTTAACCTTATCACCCTCTTGGCTTGACTTAATACCGAATTCTTTAAGGCGCTCGAACTCGAATGTAGTAGCGTCAGCAACCGCCTCAATCATTTGCTCAAGAGAGCCGCCCATAGCGGCAGAGGTATTAGCAAAGCTAACCATAGCGGCGCGTGACGGGTTTAAGCCTAGGTTAGTTAGTTTTGCAAAGCCATTAACGGACTCTGCAAGGGTAAATGGTGTCTCTAGTGCGAATGCGTTTAGGTCTTTGAATGCTTGAGTGGCAGCCTCTACGCTACCTGTAGCCGTTATTAGTCTAGCTTTAAAGATACTAAACTCAGCACCAGCTTCCTCTACTGCTTTTAGCCCTCTATTAATAACTACAACCATAGTAGTTAAGGCTACTGCAAAACCTAAAACCTTACCTTTGTTGTTTGATATGGCAGCGCCGAAGCCTTTTTGCTTTTTCGCAGCTTTACCAGATTCGTCACCTAGCTTTTTAACTTTAGTGCTAGCTTTTTTAGCATCGTCGCCTAGCTGCCCTACTTGCTTCTCAGCATCGTTAGCAGATTTGCCAAGATAGCCTAATCGCTTTATGGCTGCATCTATATCAGAGGTGTCGGCTTTAAATATGAGTTTTGCTACTTCGTTTGCCATTCGCTTAACCTTGCCTTGTCTAACCCTAGAATAGCGTCAACCTCCCACCACTCTAAAGGGTCGTCATAAATATCAATGTACGCCTTTATATCTTGTAGCGTAATCGCTTCCACTCCTTGACCTATCTTAACCCATGCGTTGAATACAGGGTATAAATGGTCATCGAGTATTGGCATATTTTCAAGGTCAGCAGGTTTTCGGCCTGTTATTCTCTCGATTGCTCTCCACTGCTCAATGCGTGTTGATTTACTACCCTCAATTCTACCGTTTGCGTGGAATACCCACTTGCCAAACTCGATTATTTTATCGGCTTGGCCTTGGTAAAATTACTGCGGTCTGCCATAAACCCATCAATCTGCTCTTTAACAAAAGGCGCTTTTTCGTATAACTCACGGCATAACTTTTTAGTAAACTTTTCATCTGTACCGCGCCAGCCAATAGTACAGGCTACTAAAGCATCAGTTACAAACTTATCAGTATCAACTTCTTTATTTTTCTGAGCAGCCTCAAAATATGCGGCTTTTTGTTTCTTTAATTGTAGTCGGTAACTAACTGAATCTGTACCTTTAACCTTTATGTACAAGGGCGTTTTAACACCCTCGCCATCAAAAATTCTCACTTCTGCGCCATCTTCATGAGCATCAACTGTGTATAGTTCTGTAAGTTTCATAAACCCCCCTTGGATAAAGTTAAGCCCCGCATAGCGAGGCGTTTAGATTAAGATAAATCAGTATCAATCACTAATGAAGAAGTATTATTGCTGTCTTTATAAATAGCAATAAACTCAGCGGAGATACTTAATAAGCCCTCACCGCCTACTTCAACAGTGCTCGTAGTATAGACCACTTCGGCCATTGAAAAACTCATACCTGTAGAGCCTGAGCCTAAAGTTACAATAATCGCTTCTTTAGTGTTAGCTAAGAACTTCTCGTAATGGCCAACGCCGTCAGAATCATCAAAGTGGGCAGTAAATGAGCCAGTTACACGGCACTTGCTAATACCGCCTTGCTGGGCTTCTAAAGCGCCAATTTTATTAGTGGTAGCTAGACCGTTATCAATAGCTAAAGAAAAGTCAGTAATAATAGCAGTGGTTGCACCGCCTAGGCTAATAACAGCATCGCTTGAATGATACGGGTTGTTAGTGTCTGTATAGTTAGCTTCTGAGCCATCTATTTCGGCATCCTCGGTAGTCATTGTTGAACCGATAAGACCAAAAGAGCACTCAATTAAACCATCACTAGGGATAGACATAGAGAAGCTGTTAAACTCACAACCTTTAAATACGTGGACGTCATTATTAGAATTTAAGTCAACAAAAGTTTGATGGAATGTGTAAGACTGGCGAACGCTACCAATATTAATAACACCACCAGCATCAGCAGCATTGTCACCCATGATACCGAGCAACCCTGTAATATATGCGGCTTGGTGCGATAGATCAAAAGATACATCACCAGCAACAGATAGAGCACCCATAATTACATCTTGAACCTCACGGTCGCCAGTGATAACGGCTGACTCGTGGTTAGTCTTTGTAAGTGATAGGTTTACACTTTTAAAAGGGAATACATCGTAGGCAGCATTAGTGATAGCAGTGCCGTATGTGGCTTCCTCTTTAATACTTAATTTAACATTCTGGCCATTTGCAATAGGCATTTAACTAGCTCCTCGCGGGCGTAACCGCATAATAAGATACATCTATATTTCTAACAAAAAAAGCATCTTCTCTGCGCCCAACGCCTAAAGATACGTTACGAACTCTAACGGTAGTACCGCTAAAATTTAACTCTGTGCCTCTCTTAAAGGCTTGTGCGATATAGTCTAACTTCGTACTATAGCCGCCTATACCTACACCGTTATAGTAGTTAATCTGGAATATACCCTCGTGCAAGTCTCTACCTGTAGGGCTTATCTCTAGCGACTCAGTTGCTTGTGGCAACAAAAACGCCTGCACGAATTCTATCCCATTAGCACCCTTATCTAGCGTGCTTAAATCTATTTCTACATTCTCAAAAGCTATATTACTTAAATCTGTTAATGTAGTTAATCTATTCTCTAAAGCTATTCTAATATTACGAAATATGCTTGTGGCTTCGGTAGCTATCGTGCTGGTTATAAACCCGCCATCAACGTGTAATACTTCACCAGTCGCGCTTTCTGTTATAGAGCCGTAATCTACTGTATTACTCATCTTAATTTACTCGTTCTAATGCCGATTGCTCTGCGTAGCATACCCTGCCCCTTTCTTACGCTACCATTTACCATACCGCCGAACTCTATAATCATTGCATAGGGTAGATTATTGGTAAAATATATCTCGTCACCCATTTTAAACTTAGTAGCCACATCGACTGCATTTGCCTTAGAAGCACTAGCAGCTTCACCGCCCTGATCTCGCTCTGCATCTACTGGGCTTCCAATACTAGCAAACCAATTATTTCTAAGCCGCCCTGAGTCTACAGGCGTGTCTTTAATCGTATCTCTCATAATGCCAAGGACAGTGCCGCGAACCATCTTAGACGTTCTTACAGCGGCTTTCTCGGCCATCTTATCAACTTGCGATGCGAAGCTCATAGAATACCACCGTAGCTGCGGGCTGTATTTTCTTAACAGCCGTTATCTTGTATTGATCAGAGTTAATTGTAGCAGTGTCGCCTATAGTTGGCTCAGTCGTTGATGAACATAGCGCCTCATTCTCTACAAGTATTGTCGAGCTTTCTTCTTTTTCACTTTTCGGCTCATCCAGAATTACTATCTGGGCTACATAAGTAGAACTAACCGAGTTACTAAAGCTGCCAGTCTCAGGCTGATAGGCGCTCGTTACTTTTTTGCTAAACGTAACCGCTTGACCGAACTTAGTAATAAGATCAGTAGCCGTTTTATTTAGTGGCGAGTAATTAAAGGCCATTAAAGTCTAACCACTGAGGTTGGGTTCTTAATTAGCTTTCTAAGCGCCTGAGAAGCCGCTGGTAGCAATGTACGATCTGCGCTAGAGGATTTATACTCTACAGATAGCGAGCCTACAGTCTCTTTAGAAGTTTCTCTGCCTACAGGGTCATTAATCCCGAAGCCCTGCTCAAAACCGTATGCAATCTCATACGTAGCTATCAATACCTCTTTCGGTATCTGGTCGCTGTCGAATCCGTAGCCGTCGATAATAACTCTATGACGCGGCCACTGTAACGCTTGATCTTCGTCAGCTTTAGTGCCGATAAAAACCAACGTCTCAAAATAATCCATTGCGCGTAGGATATAAGCCTCTGCCTGAGCTGTACTAATGCTCGTGCGGGCTGGGTATCTCGCGTCTAAATAAGTATTGTAATTAGCAACCGTGACATAGCTTGTAGCTGTAGTCGATTGTTGCCCTGTTTCTATTGTTAAAGCCATGCTCTCACCTTAAAAAAAGGCCGACTCTCAGAGGGTAAAGGGAGGGAAACCCAAGAGAGCCGACCAAAACTTACAACTTACTACTTACAAAGGTGCAACTAAAGTATGGATAAAGTCTGATTTCCATGCTTTAACGCCCCAAGTTGCGCCGATTTCGATCATTGACTTACGGTATCCTTTATAGATACGTACTTCAAATACGAGGCCGCTAGTTGGGTCTTGTACTACAATGCTATCGTCTGCTGAATCACCAACTTGTGGTAAAGCAGGAGCACGAACTGCAAGCTCTAACGCTGATCTGTGGAATACAGATAAAGGCGTGTGAGCAGCTTCGATAGTCATTTCTTCACCAACAGCAGTAGCATTAAGCAATCCACTGTTAAGGTTTAGAGTAACAGCAGCAGCAGCAGCACCATCACCAGCAAGAACATACTTGCGAGGGTCATTAGCGAACTTAACAACATCACCTTTTAAGATAGTGCCTGAATCACCGCCATCTAAAGCGATTTCAGTAGCGCCAACTGCATCAGCACCAACAATATCTAAGCCAGTAGCGGCACCAGCAGTATGTGTAGCTAACTTACCAGACTCACGTACGGACATGCCGTACAGGTCAAGCAATACACCTTGACGACTGAAAGCATCAGAACCAGCGCGGTTAGCGTCAGTTAATTGGCCTAAAGTGCGAAGTGATGCGCCTTGTGCGCCATTAAGAACTACAGATAGGTCAGTAGTAGGGCAACCATATTCCTGCAAGCGTGAACGAGCAGTAGCTAAAGCGCCAAAGTTAGAAGCAAACGGGCTAGTACCAACAGCGCCAGAAGCACCACCAGCGCCTTCTTTAGCAGCTAACGCAAGATCAGCTTCCATTTCGTTAGTTAATGCGCGCATTGCTTGAGCGATTAAATCACCGTAAACAGAGTCAAACTGACCGCCGTTACGCAATTGCAATTCTGCATCAGCTTCCATAGGAATCTGTACTGAGCGAGACTTAGACAAGCTAAGTGACTTGCTTGCGATAGAAGTAGTTGAACCCTCAGGGATAGTCATTAACTGAGAAATATCTACAGGTGCAGCAACATTAGTGAATGCAGCTTTGACGCTATCGTTTAATCCACCGCGAGAGTGGTCAGCATTCATAGTTACAGATGGGATAAAGCCGACTTGTTCGCGGCCTACAACGTCAGCAGCAACATAAATGTC